AAGCGCAGGTCAAATCCTTTACGAAACTCCTTGCCGGATACTCGGTAAAATCCCTACCCGTTACCGGCGATAAATTAGTCCGAGCACTTCCCTTTGCCGCTCAAGTAAATATCGGAAACGTAGTAATGCTACGCGCCTCGTGGAATCAAGCTTTTATCGATGAATATCAGTTCTTCGATAACGGAACGAATAACGATCAAGTGGATGCGGGAAGTGATGCCTTTTCTGAATTTACCGAGTCCACTACCGGCTTAATCGACTATATGGAACAGGAAATCCGTACTCGCTTGAAAGAGGAACATCCAAATATAACAGAAGAAGAAATAAGAAATCGAATTAAACAAATTCAGGACGGAAATAGTTTTTAATATTAACTTTTAAAAGGAGGATTTTACAATGATTACAACAGTAAAAATGAGAGCACCATTAGGAGCGAGTGTCGCATATTTACCAGACGGCTCAACAAAAACCGTCGATTCTAACGGCTTTATTGATTGTCCTATCGCTTTTATCAATACTCTGGAGAATAGCGGATGGACTGTCGAAGCAGGAGAATTTTCCAGCGCTACTGTCGGAAATGGCTTCGCAATAAGCGCAGTTCAAACCTATGCAAAACGGATATGTGCAGATGACGCTGGAGCCGCGCTTCCGGCTGGATCGTTCCGCGCCGAAGAAATACGAATGCTTTTAGCGACCGCGCTTGGAGCTACGGATACATCGATAGGCGGAGCCGAAGGCCACTTAAAAGTAGTCGCGGACGGATCAGCTTCGATCGGCCACCTTTACGGCCTCTGGGGTTATCTCGAAATGAGCGCGGCCGGTAAAGTAAACGTCGGCGCTGGTGTCTATGGGATGTTGGACTGTCCTTCGGGTGCAGTTGTCGCTTCCGTAGGCGCTTGCTTCCTTGCCGGATCGAATGATCTGCGCGGTACTCATACTGGCCCGATCGTCGGATTTGCTATTCAGAATCCGGTAGCCGGAACTTTTGACGGTGCATTTTCATTTGGTGGGTCCTCGGGCGCAATTTCCAATCACGCGGCCGGATCTCCTGCCTCAAAGCAGCTTTTGATTTATATAGACGGCGTTCAGTACGCTATTAATATCTGCGCGGTCGGATCGTAAATTATAAATTACAAATAACCGTTTAAGGAAAAATAAATGGCTATTGGATTAGCTCAAAAACAAAGCGCGACCGTTGTACCACTCGATCAAAGTTTTATCAGCAGGGTAAAGCGCGGAGTAAAATATATGATTAGCGGCGTCGGGCCGGAAACGTGGTTCGGCCCAGCCGAGCCGATTACTCCGGTCTCTCAGGAATCCGCCGGACGAGGGTTTGAATATCCGGCGGGATATAACCTCCAGCAACAGCCGCGAGCTTATGAGCCTGTATCGTTCGCACAAATGAGAGCGCTAGCCGATAACTACGATCTTCTCCGCATTATCATTGAGGCTAATAAAGATCAGCTTCCGAAAATGAAATGGCGCGTCCGCATAAAGAACGAAGCTAAAATAGCAACGAAAAAGACGGCGAAGACTAAAGAAAATCCTCGGGTCGTAACCATAACCGAGTTTATGCAGTATCCCGATAAGGAGCATGATTTCAATTCATGGCTTCGCGCTATTGTCGAGGATATGCTCGTTATTGACGCCGCGACGATTTACCCGCGCAAAACAAAAGGCGGCGCTCTTTATGCCCTTGAGCTTATAGACGGCGCGACGATTACCCGTAAAGTCAATATCGATGGTCGTACTCCTCTACCACCGGATCCCGCATTTCAACAGTATATTCACGGCGTCTCAATGGCCAATTATTCCGCTGACGAGCTTATTTATCGGCCGCGCAATTTGAGATCTCACAAGATCTACGGCTATTCTCCCGTCGAGCAAATCATTATGACGGTCAATATCGCTCTACGGAGACAAATCTTTCAATTAAACTTTTACAAAGAAGGCAATATACCCGAGGCTCTCTGCGGAGTTCCTGAGACGTGGACTCAAGAACAGACGGCTACTTTCCAACGGTACTGGGATACTATAACCGTTGGGAATCTGGCCGAGCGCCGGAAGATGAGATTTATTCCTGGTGAGCTTGCCAAAAATTATAAAGCGATTAAACCGGAATCGCTTAAAGACGAGATGGACGACTGGCTTGCACGAATAGTCTGCTATGCCTTCTCGATTAATCCTCAAGCGTTCGTAAGACAAATGAATCGAGCAACGGCGGAAACAGCTCAAGAGGTCGCTATTCAAGAAGGTCTTGAGCCGCGCTTAATTTGGATCAAGTCGCTTATTGATTATATTATTTATAAATATTTCGGATTCTCTGATTTGGAATTTACCTGGGAGGAACAGGAAGAGCTTTCGCCTGTCGATCAAGCTAAAGTAACCGATACAAAAATCAGGAACGGATCGATGACTATTGACGAAGCTCGGGAACTGGACGGCAAAGATCCGCTGGAGAACGGCTTGGGTGCGAAGCCGCTTATTTATACATCTCAAGGAGCAGAACTACTCGAAGAAGTAATCAGTGGCCAGCCGGAGTCATCTTCAACTCCCTCCTCTGAAGCCGACGGTAAGGTTCCCGCGCCTGCCGTCGGTGCCACTAATAACACTGCTACTAATCAGGCGGTTGTTAATAAATTGGAAAAGGCCAAGAAAGCGAAGGCTGAACGTAAAAGAAAAATGGTCAAAGCAATTAATCGTAATCGAACATTAGTTAAGAAAGCTCGCAAGACGATGCTCGCGTCGCTCCTGCCGCTATTTGATAAGGCCAAAAAAGATGTAAAGAAACTCGCCGTCAAAGTTTTAAAGGCTGATGAGGACATCGAAAAACAGGTGCAGGATATTCTTGACCAGCTCGACCTTGAAGGCTGGGGAGTTTTTGTGGATGTTTCTGATGAAGTTTTATCAGGCGTCACAAAAGACGGTCTTTATCAAGCTCTCCTGCAGATCGGTTTGAATGGAGAAAACCTTACCGATAAAATGTCAGAGGGAGCGTTGGATTATGCTGAAACGCGAGCCGCTGCACTGGTAACGGAAATCGAAGAATCCACAAGAGATATGCTGCGCTCGGACATTGCTCACGCTATTGACGAAGGTTGGAGCGCAGATAAACTCGCGGACACTCTTTCGGATAATTATGCTTTCAGCGATAGCCGCGCCGAAACGATAGCCCGGACAGAAATTACCAATGCCGATATTCAGGGCAATATGATTGCCTATAAAGAGTCAGGTGTAGTGGAAGGCAAGGAATGGATTTTAGGCTCTGAACATGAAGACGATGACGAGTGCGACGATAATGCCGATGCCGGAGTTATTCCACTGGATGAGGATTTCCCATCCGGTGATTCCGAACCGTTAGCGCACCCGCGATGTGTATGTGACTTAATGCCGGTTTTATATGAAGAAGAAAATATTGCAACATAGGAGGAATTAAAATGAATTTATTTGCACAAATAACAAAAGTCGATGCCGTTCAAGGACTGGTCTTTGGCCGGATAACTCAGGAGGTCACAGACAGCGCCGGTGAAATTCTCGATTATGAAAAGTCAAAACCCTACTTTCAGAAGTGGAGTCAGGAATTTGCCGATGCCACAGGTGGCGCGTCTGTCGGTAACGTCCGCGCGATGCACGGCAAAGTAGCCGCAGGCAAGCTCACTGAGATTAATTACCTTGATGATCAGAAGGCCATTGATGTCGTGGCTAAAATCGTTGATGCCAACGAAATGGAGAAATGCAAGGAAGGCGTTTATACCGGCTTTTCCATTGGCGGCTCTTACGGTGATAAATGGCAGGACGGCGCAGCCAAACGCTATGTGGCTATTCCAAAAGAAGTAAGCCTTGTCGATACTCCCTGCCTGAAGACAGCACGGTTCTCTTTAATTAAAGGCGAAGGCATTGAGGAAGAAAAGGAATTTAAAAAAGTCGCCGAGCGCAAAGATGTCAAACCCAAAGAAGGCGAGAATAAATACGGCAACGTAAAATTTGCCGATGAGAAAAATAAAAAGTATCCCATTGATACTGAAGCCCACATCCGGGCAGCTTGGAATTATATCAATAAGCCGAAAAACGCTGGCAAGTATAGCGCGGAAGACGTGAAGTCCATTAAGGGTAAAATCGTCGCCGCGTGGAAAGA